AACAACAGCGTCGATAGGGTCGGGCCAAGCTCGCTTGGCCCTGGCCTGTCGGCGCTGCTTCTTTTTAAGGATATGTGATATGGCTCTTGAGCGTACGACATTTGATGTCATTCCTGCTGCATTGGTCGGCGGGGGGCAGGCGGGCGCCCCGCAAATTCGCCCGCAATCAATGACACGCATCACCGCCGTAGCGACTGCCGCCGATAGCGTAATGCTGCCGTCTGCACTTCCGGGCTCGTTGGTTTTTGTGCAGAACGCGGCGGCGGCGAATGCGTGTGCGGTATTTCCTGCGAAGGGCGATGCGATTAACGCCGGTGCGGCGGATGCCGTGCTGTCGGTCGCGGCTGCCGGAAACGTCATCTTCTTTTGCGCCGTCGCCGGCAAATGGGCCGCGGTTGTAAGCGGATAAGGATTCTATCTCCATGGATTCACGCCCACAGCATAATGCGCCGCACAATGCGCCCCCGCCGCCGGCCCCGGCAAAGCCGAAGCTGCTTGAAGTCAACCTGTTGCGCCGATACGCGCCGCATTGGCTTGTACAAGACGACGGCACCGTTTTGCCGAATGACGGCGGCGTTGCCGCGAACCCACAGGTTCTCGATCCCGGCATCATGAAGCTGCACCATGAGGACGCCGCTATTGCTCTTGGGGCATCCGTCGCACTGCCGACGCGCGCCACCTTCCGGGATTAGTGGTCATGCCAAGCCCGTTCTATGACCCGTTCCATGGCGCGGGGAAAGTTATAAACTGCGGCCCAAACAAAGTTGTCTGGTACGTAGAGCTGGACGACGGCAAGGTCGCGACCTGCGTACAGGAACTCGTTTCTTCGATCATTGAAGATAATCAGCGCGCCCGGGCGGACAGTGCGGGGAGACGCTGGGGCGATGGGGCTGTAGTCGCGTCGATACCGCTCGGATTGTATTTCGACAAGTTGGCACCAGCCAAGCGAGCGGGCGACGACGCTTATGTCAAGCGGGTTCTGAACGATCGCGACTATTACAAACTGCGGACCCGCGACGGGAAAATCTGAGCCATGGCGCTGGGCACATACCAGGATCTCCGAACTTCTGTGGCATCCTGGCTGATGCGCGCCGACATGGGCGCGGTGATCCCGGACTTAATCACGTTGGCCGAAACCCGGCTGAACGATACCTTGCGTGTCGCCGCGATGGAAACCCGGGCGTTTCTCAATTTATCGGATGCTGGTGAGGCGAACCTGCCGGATGATTTTCTGGAGGCCCGGTTTGTCGTGCTCTATCCCGGCGGGCTGAATATCATCATCGATGAGGAAACCGGCATCCCGATTGGCGAAGCGTCGGGTGCGATCTGGACCGATGGCAATACAGCCGGTGCCGCCAGGAATGTTCTCAGGCGGGTCGGGCTGCCTTGGGCGACAGATTATTACGGCGGCCGCGCCGGTGGGTATCAGGACGAGTACACGATCCTCGAAAATACGTTCACCGCTTACGCGACACAAGCTGCCAGCGTTGTGCTCTACTATTATCAAAAAATCCCGGCTCTATCGGATGACGCGCCGACTAACTGGCTGCTCACCAAAAAGCCCAATTTGTACCTATACGCGGCCCTGCTGGAGTCGGCGCCGTTCCTGCAGGATGATGCCCGGATGGCGGTTTGGGACAAGCTGTATGCGGAGGCGGTGACTTCTTATCACCTGTCCGACCAGATGGCGCGCTGGAGCAACGGCACATTGCGGCTTAGCGGCCCGACGCCGTGAACATGGAAGACGCCAAGCGGTTGATGCCGATGACGGCGCGGCCGTTGTCATTAAACCCTGCCCCGGCATCGGTGGAATTTATCGAGCGCCAGCTCGCGCGCTTGGCACGACTGCGCGGCATCGAGACTGACGAAGCGCGGGCCGAAATCATCCGCATTGAAGACAATTTGAAACTCAGCGCACGCACGATGCTCGGCAAGGTGCGCATCGCGCTTGCAAAGAGGAAATTCTGATGGCGCTAACTCTTTACGACAATTTTCGGCTCTCCATGATGAATGGGAGCGCGATCAATTTCGGTACTTCCGGCGACACCATTAAAGTCGCCATTGCGACAGCGAGCTATGCCTATTCGCAGTCTGCCGATGATTTCTTCAACGATATGACCAACGAAGTCTCCGGCACGAACTACACGGCTGGCGGCGCAACGCTTGCGTCCAAGACGCTCGGGCTATCGTCTGGGACCGTCACGTTTGACGCGGCCGATGTCACATTTACGCAGCACGCCTCGGGCTTTAGTAATGGCCGCGTGCTGGTGCTCTACAAAAGCACTGGCACAAGCTCAACCTCGCCGCTGATCGCCTTCGATGACCGCGGGTCATCCTTTGGCAATGTGGCGGGAGACCTGACCGTGCAGTGGAATGCCTCCGGCATCATTACGAGCCCGTAATTTATAATGACGCCGACCTTGCTCGCGACCACGAACGCGCGCGGCCGAATTCGGGTGGTATTCACCCAGGCCCATACTGACGGGACCGTGTACGGGCCGTTTAATGAACTGCGCCCGCTCGGCACAGATGTGACCGCGTTTATGGTGGCACATGCGGCAGCCTTGCTGGTGTCTCTTATTGCCGCTGAGACTGCAGATCGTCTCGGGCGGATTATCCAAGATGGTTCGTTGGCAGTTATGCCAGCGTTAAAATTTGCGCTGCTAAACGATGTGCAGGACGCTTTGCGTGTGTTCTATGCAGCCGCCGCGCGGCACGATTCGATCATGGTCGGGGATTATTTGAGTTCGCTTACGGACGCGCGTTTGCGCACGATATTCGGTATGACTCAAGCGCAGGTGACTACCTTAAGAACCGCAAAGCTGACACCGGCCGCAACACTGGCAACGAGCATTCGCGCTGCGGCTGGTGCCTGAGATATGGCAGATATATTTGTTAGCTCGGTTGATGGAGACAACGCCGACTCCGGCGCGAGTTGGGCGCTCGCCAAACAGACCATCACCGGCGCTCTTGCCATTGCGGCGGATGGCGATGTTATAAAGGTAGATAGCGCCCACAGTTTCACCGCTACGGCCGCGATTACATGGACGCCACCAGCTGGCCGCGTCGCAATAATCTCGGTAAACCGGGCGGGGTCGGATGCCTGGTTAGCGGGCGCGTCAGAGTCGGTGGGTGCGGCAAACGTCGCGTTTACCGTGGCGAATGCGGCGGCGTCATCCATGTATGTGTATGGCGTTACCCTTAATGGCGCAACCAATAGCTCATCATCAGCGACTATCACATTGGCTAATGTGGGGGGTGTTAGCAGTGCATTGGAGTTGGTTGGCTGCACGTTAGACCTAAAAACAGCTAATGCAACAGCGACCATCGCGCTTGGCGCCGCCGCGGGCTCAACAGTACGATATACTAGAATAAAGCTGGTTAATTGCACAATCATTATTAGCGGCAGTAGGGCTGGATCTGGGATAACAGTGAATAATGCTGTCGCAGATTTTAGCGGTTGCACGGTTTCCGCAACAGGCGGTTCTGTCCCGGCCCAATTATTTAGCATTGGCTCTACGGCCAGCGCGCCAGTTGTTGAGATACGCGATTCTACCTTGAGTGGTTATGCTGGGGCTGCTTATTTCGCGGTAACAAATCTCGTTGCTGCGCAGATTACATTAACTAATGTTCGACTTAATGCCACGCCGACGATAACGACAGGTACTTGGGCGGGTGGGCCGGGGTTTATCACGTTGCGCAATGTTGACTCTGGCAACACGATTGACAGCTTCGAATTTCGTAATGCGTACGGCACTCTGACTGAGAATGCTTCGATTTACGCAGCAAGCGGAGCAAGTTTTAATTCAGCGGGGATATCTTGGCAGATCGTGACGACGTCTGAATGCAATGAGAGTTTCCCGTTTGTTTGTCCTTGGTTGCGTATATGGAATACGGTAACAACCGCACAAACCGCGACGGTCGAGACGATTCGCGATAACGCCACGCCATTAACCGATCGCGAAATCTGGTTTGACCTGTCCTATCCAAACAGCGCCAGTTTACCGACTGGTACGACAGCGACAGATCGCAATGCAAATCCGTTTACCGGGACCGCGGTAAACCAGACCAGCAGTTCGACATCGTGGACTGGTACCGGAGGATTCTCTAACCCGGACAAGCGCACACTGGATGTCGCGCTGACCACCAATGTTGTCGGACCTGTCCGCGGACGCCCGGTCGTGGCGAAGGCCTCTACAACCCTCTATGTCAGCCCCAAGCTCCTGTTAGCCTAGTGCTATGAGTCGCACGGTTTGGCTAGAAGATGGCGCCTACGAAGAAACCGGCTCGCGCACGGTCTGGATGGGCGGCGGCGCCTACCAGGAAACTGCGTTTACCCCAACCTTGCTGGCGGTCGCGAAAGCAGCGCTGGCCTGGCAAGCTCGGACACAAAATTCGAAGGCTGTCCTGCGGGAGGCCGCTGGCGCGCTGGCCTGGCAGGCACGGGCGGCGATGGCCGTATTCGTCCTGCGAGAAGCCGCTGGCGCGCTGGCCTGGCAGGTTCGGGCACCGATGGCTGCCGCCGTTCTGCGCGAGGCCGTTGGCGCGCTGGCCTGGCAGGCACGAGCGGCGAGTGCTGCCGCGACCTTGTCGGCGAGTGCTGTTGCCAGCCTGTCCTATACGGCGCGAGCCGCGGGGGTTTCTAGCGCGGCGACGCTTGGTGTAGCCGTGGCCTCTCTGGCCTGGTCAGCGCTGGCTGTCGGTGTTTTTAGTCCGACGGCTCTCGCCGTGGCTGTTGCCGTGCTGGGGTGGACCGCCGCCTCACTGCTTGCTACCAACGGCGCGCTGCTTAGTATGGTGGTTACCGCGCTTGGGTTTACCGCCCGTCGGGCGACACCCGCGACCGTTTCCCGCGCAACCCCGGCGGCCTTCCAATTTACTCCGGTCGCAACGCGAATTCGCTCGGTTCTCGGTACATTCCCGGCTGCGCTTGGGTTTGTCGCCCGCGCTCTGATTGGCGCGGGACCAACCATTTTGGCGATGACGCGGGCGGCCTGGGGATTTGCTGCGCATTCTCTGTTTGCGCGTGCGCCGGTGATTCGCAAAAGCGGCGCGAACCGCTATCAGATTATCATATCGAGCGACGCGCCGCTCTGGGCACGGCAGATGCAGGCGCAATTCAACGATGTCCTCGCGCGCATCCAGGGCGATATTGATAAAAGCTAAATACTATTAGGTCTTCGTCACACGTTCAACCATCGAGTGCCAAACGGCATCTACGTCTACTTTTTCACCCGTAGGCGCGGCGAGCGCCGCGTCATTCATCGCTTGCCACAAATATTTGCCGTATGCGCGTTCCTCTTCTGCGTCTCCGGCGAACTGTTCGCTCCAGGGGAAGCGTTCGCTGCATTTCAGCATTTCTGGGGTTGGATCGCGCATCGCCTCGATAGCGGCGCGGGCCAGCTTCAACACCGCCTCTTGTGTGATCTCGTCTTCGTCACAGCCTTGGGTGTGATCCAAGGGCAGATCATCGAAATCTGGGTCCATCGCCAGCACGGGGAATTCTCGGCCATCCGGATTGCCGGGGAGCCTCGCGGTTACATGCATGAGGGCACGCGCGACGCGCTCCACTAACGCGGTCTCGTTTGTAGTCCTGCGGTCGCGATCCACGAATTTGCTCATTGCCATCCCGCTTTCATTTTGAAGCAAAACCCTATCACGGAAGGCGCGCGATAGCCAATGGCATCAACCCCGACCGCCAGCAACCGCTTCAACAAACAGGGGACTGGCGACAATGTTGGCGTTTGGGGGATCATCCTAAACGACCAGACGATCGAAATGATCGATGCCGCGCTCGACGGCGTGTCCGTGCTGGTTGTTGACGGGAATACGGTTCCGTCCTCGGCCAATTACGTGGCCGACGAAACTCGTCCCAGGGTGCTGAAATTCACCGGCGGCGGTGGCACCGTCCAGATCCCCAGCGTCTCGAAAACCTATCTCGTCCACAATACCTGCACCAGCTCGGTGGTGGTCAAGACCGCCTTGGCGGCAGGCGCGTCGGTAGCGCCTGCGGCAGTAACCCCGCTGTATTGCGACGGCGTGGATGTTGTGCTGGCGACAAATTTGTGGCCGCTGGGTAACGGTACACAGGTAACGCCGGCGGTATATTTTCAGAGCGACCCCGATACCGGGTTCTACCGGATAGGTGATGGCGCCTTCGGAATCTCGTCCAACGGCAGCAAAGTATTTGAAGCCAACGTATCGGGAGCCATAATCACCGGCTCGGCGAGCGTATCTTTTGGCGTTATCATTAACGACGGCAGCGTCGCAGTCCCCGCGTTCCGTTTCGCCAACGATCCGAATACTGGGCTCTATCGTGTCGGTGCCGACGCGCTCGGGATTGCGGCGGGTGGTAGCCGGGCGTTTGAAGTGAACACAGCTGGGATTATTATCCCCGGAGCGGCGACGATATCGGGCGGCGCCGTTATCAACGATGGCGGCGTTACGGTCCCTGCCATCCGCTTTGGCGCGGATTTGAACACCGGGATCTACCGGGTTGGCGCTGATTCGCTCGGTGTGGCGGTTGGCGGTGTCAATAAGCTCCAGATCGACGCTACCGGGATCACGGTCCCCGCACAGATGCGGGCGGCCACGGCCGTACTCAATGCCGGCAGTGTCGCCGCCCCAGCATTGAGTATTTCAGGCGATAGCAACACCGGGCTCTATTGGGTTGGTCCAGACGGTCTGGGTATTGCCACCGCTGGCACGCAAGTGCTTGACATTTCAAGTGCCGGGCTGACGGTATTTGGCAACACCGCCGCCGAGCTTTCGGTGGATACTGCGCTGACCAGCTCGGTTATCAATGCTTCTACTGGCGTTGAGGCGGAAGCCTATTTCCTGGCATCGAACGGAACGAACGGCGCCCGGTTTGGATTTCGCGGGACGGCTGAGACCACATACGGCGCGCTAACCGCCGGCTCCGGGTATCTCTACCTCAACGCCGCCCCGCTTGTTTTGATGGCAGACAGCCCCACCGGGCAGCTCATTTTCGCCTCTGGCGGTCACGCCGAAACCGGGCGGAACACGACAGCGCTCGGCGTTACGACATGGCGGTTTGGGTCAAGCGCATATAGCTTTCCGCCCGCTGTCGCTGGTGTTTCGATTGGATACGCTGGGGGCGGGACGCAATACGGCATTGCGCTACGGCCGCAGACCGATACGACGGTTGCGGTCTATTTTGTCAATGCTGCCGGCACGTCGGTCGGGTCAATCACGCAGACCGCCTCCGTTACCGCCTATAACACGTCGTCCGATTACCGGCTCAAAAACGAGATTATCGATCTCGTCGGTAGCGGGGAGTTTATCGACGCATTGCGTCCACGCGAATGGGTTTGGGAAGAAGACGGGGTACGCGGTGTCGGGTTTGTCGCGCACGAGGCAGCGGAAGTCACGCCCTCGTCGGTGACTGGCGAAAAGGATGCGGTTGATGCAGATGGCCTGCCGATCTACCAGGGCATGCAGGCCAGCTCGCCGGAGATCATGGCGAATCTGGTGGCTGAGCTAAAGCTATTGCGGGCGCGTGTGGCTGCGTTAGAGGCCGTCTGATGGCAACGCAAGAAACCGTCAGCAAACCCGTCGTGGTGCAAACCACGGAAACCGTAACCGCGACGCTCCTTGAAGAGCGGACATATCGAGCAGTCATCGAGGCGCCGCTCACCGGGCCATACAATATCGCGATCTATCGCGAAACAGTGCTGCGCGACTCGCGAGGCACCGCTCTCTCAAAAGCGAATGTTCCGGCAGTTTGCGTGCGCATCGCGACAAACATCCCCAACGAGATCGTAACGCTGCACACTGGTTCTGAAATCACTGTCGGGACTATTTTGGAGGCGTTGCCGCTTTTCTTTGACAAGTGGGCAGCGGAAGACATCGCCGCGGGGCGGCGCTAGATGGGCGTCACGACCTTCACCTTTGCGCCTGGCCTGAATAAGGAAGATTCGCCGCTGGCGAGCGAGGGCGGTTATATCGACGGCAACAATATTCGATTTGTCGCTGGTCGGCCGCAGACCATCGGCGGATGGGACTTTATGGCGCTGGATCGGTTCGCAGGCATTGCCCGCGGGCAAAAAGCTTGGGCTGATTTGACCGGCCTGCGGCACGTCGCATTCGGCACCGCGGAGAAGCTCTATACGGTGGTCGGTAACGGTATCCGCGATATCACGCCGCCGCATTCTGAGGGGGTGCTTACAAACGTAGTCTCGACAATCAACGGGAGCCCGGTGGTCACTATTGGCCCGATCGATCACGCTTTTGTCGCCGGCATGGTGGTCACGTTCTCTAATCAATCAGCCCCGGTTGGCGGGATCAGCCTATCGGGCGATTACCCGGTCACGATCATTGATAAATTCACGTATACCATTGTCACGACGAGCGACGCGGCGGCGACCGCGACCGGTGGCGGCAATATCGATTATGTAGCGGCGCTGCCGCCTGGGCTCATCGATGGGACGGGAGATCCGGGTGGCTATGGCACGGGCGCCTATGGCCTCGGGGGTTATGGTGCGACGGATGCGCTCGATACACTCCCGCGTGTCTGGTTTCTCGACAATTGGGGCGAGACGCTGGTGGCTCTGCCGCGGGGCGGCGGGCTTTATCAATGGCAGCCGGCAGCGTTTTATCCGGAGCTGATAAGCAACGGAACCTTTGGCTCGGCGATCCGGTGGACATTAGGGGCGGGGTGGACGGTTTCCGGCGGAAAATTGGTCGGCACTCCTGGGGCTGGGTCGGATGCGTCTATCGCTGTTCCCGTCAAGGCCGGCATGGTGTACCGGGTGATGGTCACGACGACAGCCGCCGCCGGCGCGCTGACCATCAAGACCAATGCGGGGCTTATCGGCGACGTGTCGGAAGCCATCTCGGTTGGGGGCACGTACTCGCGCCTGTGCCTTATCCCTGCCGACGCGACGCGGCTGGTGATCTCGAAAAACGCTGCATTTAATGGGTCGATCGATAATCTGTCGGTCAAACTCGAAGATGTCGCGTATCGGGTCGATGAGGCGCCGAAACGCAATGCGGCAATGTTCGTGGACCCGCATCAGATTGTGGTGATGCTCGGCACGATAATCGACGATGTCTATTATTCGATGGGGGTTCGCTGGTGCGATCGGCAAAATCTCCGGGATTGGACACCGACCGTAGCCAACCTGGCGGGCGACGATATCCTGTCGCAAGGCAGTCGGTTGATAACCGGAATCCCGACGCGGCAACAGAACGCCATCTTTTCCGATTCCAGCCTCTTCACGATGCAATTCACCAACAACGCCGACAACCCCTTTATCTTCAACCCGTCGGGGTCAGGATGCGGCATCATCGGCGCGCTCGCATGCACCGAACACGACGGCATCGTGTACTGGTGGTCACGTGATAATTTCTACCGTTTCGCCGGTGCGGCGCCGGAGCCGATCACATCCAAGATCCGGCGCGATGTGTTTGAGCATGTTGCGGTCAATCAGGGCGAGAAAGTCTCCTGCGGCTTTCTCCCGGCTTTTTCCGAATTCTGGGGCTTGTACCCAGACGGCCGCGACGGGACGGAATGTTCGCGTTATGCCGCGATCCGGATGGATGAGGGGCATTCAACCTCCGGAACCTTCGCGCGCTCAGGCTGGATCACACCGGGCATTTACGAGAACCCGATCGTGCTTGGCACGGATGGCTACGTCTATTTCCATGAGCGGGGCGACACCGCGGCGGGCGGTGCAATCGACTGGTTTCTGGATTCCGCCTATTTCGATATCGGCGATGGCGAGTTTCTTGCGCGGGTGATGCGCATCATCCCGGATTTTCTGGATCAGCGCGGCCCGGTCAATATCACCTTTTATAGTAAGCCGTGGCCAACTGGCGCCGAGACCGTGCACGGCCCGTTTCTTTACACCGGCACGACCGATCGGATCGACACCCGGATCGTCGGCCGGCAGCTAAAGATGCGGTTTTCTGGCCATTCGGCCCCGGCCTATGTCCGGTTCGGCTCGGAGAAGCTGGATATCGCGCAGACGGGGATGCGGCGGTAGACGCTGCGGCCGTCGGGCAGGGATTTGAACCCAGGCATCTTTGCGTGAGCCGAGAGACTACTTCGGCGGGCGCAATGCTCTTCCCCTCTGAGCTACCGACAGCGCTAGTCAGACGCCTGCCGCAGCCTCGACATCTTACAGATTGAGCGCATGGATACAAGCAGTATCGGCTGGCTGTGGCAGCAATTCGAGCGCAACCGAGACCTGGTTCAAGAGGTTCTCGACCGCGGTATCGGCACCCACGATATCGACGATGTCTGGAAAGAAATCGAGAGCGGCAACGCGCAGCTCTGGTCGACCGCGAACTCGGTCATGATTACAAACGTCGAACAGTACCCGCGCGCCAAGGTGCTCAGGGGCTGGCTCGCTGCCGGAGACTTAAAGGAAATCGTTGCCACCGAGGCGGTGATTCGGGACTGGGCGAAAAAACAGGGATGTGATCTGGTGATCTTGGGCGGACGCAGAGGGTGGCTTCGCGTCTTCCCGGGGTACAAAGAGACGCACACCCTCATGTCGCGAAGGATTGATTGAAATGTCCAGCGGAGGTGGGTCGCAGACCTCGACTCAAAAGACAGAAATTCCGGCCTACATCCAGGACGCCCAGAAGAACACGCTGGCGACTGCGCAGCGATTCACCGATCCGTTTCTGCAAAACCCGCCGGCTACAACGGTTGCCGGGTTCACCCCCGACCAGACGGCCGGGTTTGATCTCGCTCGCCAGATGGCGCAGAACATGTTTGGAACGCCAGGCGCAACCGCGCCGCAAACCAACGTGGCGCAGAATTACATCTTTAATGGCCAAAACGGCCCGCACACAGGCTACACCCCGATCCCGGCTCAGGAGAGCCACCCGCTCTATGAAACGACATGGGAGCAGGCGGCGACGCCACAGGCGGTGGCTGCCCAACAGTACAATGCGGCATCGTCGGGGGTGCCGGCAAATATGTCGCCAGCGAGTGCGGGCTATGCCACAACCAGCGGGACCGCGACGACCGACCCGAGGTCCGGGCAGGTGGGTGGCGACGCGATCCACGCGCTGCTCAACCCCTATACAAAGGACGTCCTCGACCCAACAATTGACCGGATGCGCCGCGAGCTGGGACAGACCCAGGCTGCGATCGGGGCGCGCAATGCGTCAGCCGCGAGCTTTGGGGGTTCCCGCGGGGCGTTGCAATCGGCCGAAGCCAACCGCGCGTTTGGCGATCAGGTTGCGCTGACAACCGGGCAGCTGATGGCGCAAGGCTATGACAGAGCCACAGCCACAGCCCTGGCGAACGCGAACAATGCGCAACAGGTCGGTGAGTTTAACGCCGGTCAGACGAACCAAATGGGGCAGTTCAATACCGGGCAGATCAATCAGCGCGGCGAATTTAACGCTAATTTACAGGACGAGGCTGAGCGGCTAAACAAGGCTGCCTATAATGCGGCATTAGAAGCCAATGCGCAGCGTCAGCAATCGGCAAACGCCGGAAATGCTGCCGCTGTAAACAATATGGGGCAATTCAACGCGAGCCAGCTCGCCGATATTGCTAAATTCAACACACAGGAGCGACAGGGCGCGCAACAATTCAATGCCGGCCAGGGGAATAGTGCGCTGCAGTATTTCGCGGGTCTGGCGAACCAAGCCAACCAGTTCAACGCGACCCAGGAGCAGGCCGCGATCGGTCGCGCGATGGGGCTGTCGGAAAATGATGCCAATCGCGCGCTGACAGCGTCCGGGCTGCAAAACACCTTTGCCAATGATGAGGCCCGGCGTCAGGCAACGGCGCTGCAGCAGCTACTCGGCACCGGGGCGACGCAGCAAGCAAACGATCAAAGCAATCTCAGTCAGCCGATCGATATGTTGCGACTGCTGCAGCAATCGACGCCAGGCAATATCGGCACGACATCGACGACGACGCAGCCAAAGGAGAGCAACCCGATCGGGACGCTGGCTGGGCTCGCATCGATTGCAAGCCTGTTTATGCCATCAGACCGGCGCGACAAGACGGATATTAAGAAGCTCGGAGAAGACCCGCAGTCTGGGTTGCCGATGTATGCGTATCGCTATAAGAGCGATCCGAAGAGCAACCCAAAAGTTATGGGTCCGATGGCGCAGGATGTCGAGAAGAAATATCCTGGCACGGTTCACGAGATTGGCGGACACAAGGTTATTGACATGCATGCCCTGCTTTCTGCTGTCAGTCAATTTCAGGATAGCAAATAGTCATGAACTGTCAGCTAAAGCAGACAGCTTGTTACCCGCGTCCTCCCCAGGGTTTGAGCCTGGTTCATCGGACCGAGCTTCAGGGCTGCATGACGCCAGCCCATCCTGCTCAGACTGTTGCCGAAGCAGGATTCCGCGAAGTCGAATATTCAACGCGGCATTGGAATCGGCATGATGCGTGAAACCGCACGCCTTGCAGCGGAACAGGTTGCGATTCCTGTTGGCTGCCGTGACGTGGCCGCAGCGCGAGCAGCCTTTGCTAGTATTGCGCGGATCGACCTCGATCACCGACATCCCCCGCTCTTCCGCCTTGTATTGGAGGAAGAACATCAACTGGCCGTAGGCCCATCGGTTGATCTCGGCACGCTGCGCCTTTCGCAGGCGGCGGTTACGGATACCGTCGAGTTGTTCGACGGCAATGACCGGGCATCCGGATTTGTCGGCGAAGTGAACGATATCGCGGCTTATCTCGTGATTGACGGCCTGCATGAAGCGCTTCTCCCGGCCGGACAGCCGTTTCAGCGTTCGGCGCACAGAATGCGTCGGTCGCTCTGCCTTCCTCCGTTGGAGAGACGCGCGCACACGCAGATAGCGGTTACGCACATGCTTCGTGTACCCGCCACGGCGCCGGTAATGCCGTTGGCCATCCGTCGCAGCGGCCAGCACATTGATGCCCCGATCGACACCGATGACGGCATCGTTCGGAGCGGTTTGTTCGCTAACCTCCTTCTTGAACGAGAGCGCCAGAAAGACCTGGCCACGGTGGATCGAGAGGCGGCCGTCGCCGAAGGCCCAATTAGCAAGCTTGTCCTGCAAATTGGGTGGGCCGGAGAACGGAACCGCCTTGCATCGCCCGGAGACGGTCCACAGCGACAAGCCGGACGAGCGCAACGAGACATCGCGACCACGCTTGCCGCCTTGCAGGACAACCGCCTGCTCCCTGAACTGACACGGTCGCGTCGGCACGACACCGTTCGAGCGCAGCGCTGCGTATTTCGATGCGACGTGCCGGATACAGGATTGGGCGACCTGTGCCGACAGCCCACCCTCCCTAGCCGCCCGATACGCCAAAGCATGAAGGCGCACCGCATTGGAGAGGCCGCCAGCATCGAACGCAATGCGGCTAACGGCGTTGCAGGCTTTCGTCCAGACAACAACCGTCTGCCTCGCTACGTCGAACGGCAAGGCGATCTTGAGTTTGACGGTGCGAACGATCTCCGACACGCACCGAATATTTCATGTCGTGTCGGAATTTTCAATACACGCTGGATTCGGCCTTCTGGCCAACCGGCATTCCGCTGCCAGCTAAAGCAGGCAGTCCCCGGCCGGAGGTCGTAATGGATTTCCCTTTCAACATGGGCCTCGGTGGTCTCGCGCATGACTCTATCGTGTCTCGTCTGTTCGGGCGAAATCAGTACACCCCGCAGAGCGATGCGTTGCTCGCCGCGCCCGATACGAACTCGATGCCTGCCGGATCGCCGCCGCCGGCGCCGCAGGTGACGACACCGAACCTGCCGATGGGTGGCGGGCTCGCTGGTCTGTTTGGCGGCGGCGTCGGGCCAAGCTTGCTTGGCCCTGGGGGCGGCGGCGACGACAAGATGAAGCAGTTCATGACCATGATGGACCTGATGAAAGCCAAGCAGGGGCCACAGCCGATGCCGCAGCCGATGCAGCCACAGATGGCAACGCCATTTGGCGGGTTCGGCGGCGGCGGTGGCATGCCTGGTGGCGGTGGCAGCCAGCCAAATCAGCTAATGGAGTTGCTGCGCCTGGCGGGTCAGCGGAGGGTCTAAATGGCAATACCACAAGGGCCGAGAGCGGACCCGACCCCCTTCGCGTTCGGCGGCGGCCAGTCTGAAAGCGGCGGGCTGTTTGGCGGCGCCGGGTTTGGCGACGATAAATTTGCCAGGCTCCTGATGGGGCTAGCGTTGCTCGATTCCGGGCGCCCGCGGGTCAACCCGCCTTCGGCAATGGAGACAATCGCGCCGCTGGTGCAGATGCTTGGCCAACAATCATCGCAAAAGAATGCGATGAATTTTATGAATAAGGCATTCGAGCCGGGCGCCCCGAATGCGGCGGGCCTGCTTGGCGCTGGAGAGAGCGCATCGCCTGATATTCCCGCCGGCATCCAAATGCCGGAGCAGGCGCCGAGCGCTGCGCCTCCTGTGTCGGGTCAAATGATGACGGGCGGGGGGATTGACGACGCGGCGGCGCAAAAAATGGCCGGGCAGTATTGGCCGGCGGTCAAGGCGGCGGCGGAGCAGAACGGTATCCCTGCGGGAATTCTCGCCAAGCAGATCGCACAAGAAAGCAGTTTCAATCCGAACGCCAAATCTTCAGCGGGAGCGCTCGGCATTTCGCAATTTATGCCCGGTACGGCAAGGCGGTTTGGGATTGACCCGCTTGATCCTAATCAGGCGATCCCGGCCGGGGCACAATACGTCGCGAAAAATACCGCGATGTTCGGCGGCAATCTCGGCCTCGGCCTCGCCGGCTACAATTGGGGCGAGGGCAATGTCCAAAAATGGTTGGCGCGCGGCGCGAACCCATCGGCGATGCCCGCCGAGACGCGCAAGTACGTTGCCAACATTACTGGCAAGCCGATTGATGCGTGGGTAAATGGGGGAGGCTCAGACACTCCGGCCGCCACGCTGATCCCCACTCAAGCGCAAGGGCGAGTAACACCGATCCCGACGCAGGGGACTGCCCGCGTGCAATACGCGCAGGCGACACCGCAGACAATGACCGATGCGTCCTCGGGGGCTTCTCAGCCCGCCGACGCGCCACCGACCCCGGTGCAAAGCCCGCGCGCTGCGGTAGGGCAGGCTTTCGCCGCGGGTGAGTTGCCCGATGTATCAACGCGGCAACTCCAACAAGCCCAAGCGGCGATGCCGAATACGGTGGCGCCGCGCAGCCCGGAGACAGTGACCGGCTCGCGCACGCAGGCCGCGTATGCCATGAAGATGTTCGACCATTGGGGACGGGTGGCGGCTGGCGCCGGGATGCTCGGGACCGGCGGCGCCGGGCTTATCGAATACGCTAAGGCGCAGATGGGGCTTGCCGCGAAGTTCATAGAGCCAACCGAGCTTGATAAAAATATCTCGAAGCTTCCGAAAGAGTTGCAAGGCCGCGCTTGGGTTTCAAATCTGATGCCGAACGACCCGGAGCAACAGGGGAAGATCGAGGCTGCGAAGCGCAGCGCCGGACTTCCTTATATTGGCCCGGAGACAGCGGCTAAGACAGGGGCTGAGCGGGCCATCACTGAGCCGAGCGATATCCGCATTGCTACGGCAAAAGAGAATCTCGGCCGCGAGAGCACACGGCAACAACAATTGGGGGCCGCCTCGCTGGAGCCGACGACGATTTTCACGCGGCAACCGGATGGTTCCATGGTGGAACGTCAGGTCACGCGCAAGCAGTATGCTGAGATGGTGGGGAGCGGCGACGCAGCGCCGGCTACTGCTGGCGGTGCCGCGCAGCCGGGCGGCGCCCTGACCCCAGGGAGCGCGGTTTTTGGCAAGCCGTACCAGACGCCGGGAGAAATCAGCGGGAGCGAGACCCGCGCGAAAAATGAGGAAAACCAAATCCCGGTCTTTCAGAAGGAAGGTGAGGCCGCCCGCAACGATATCGCGCTACTGAAAAGCATGAAGGATGCTGCGGGGAATATCCATCAAGGTCTGCTTGCTGGTCCGACCCAGAGTGTCGCTAAACTGATGCGTATGGTCGATCCTAGTTTTGATAAGCAGGTTGCCGGGTATGAAGAGCTGACAAAGAATTCTGGCACGTTCGTCAGGAATGCGGTGCGGGGCACTGACTCGAACCCCTCGACGCAGATGTTCTCGATGATCCAGGCATCGCTACCGCAACCTGAGACATCACCCCTCGGGTTCCGCCGGGTCACTGACCAGATGCTGGGCCTCGCGCAGTATAAGGCAGCCAAGGCGCAGGCGCTCCCCGCATACGAGGCGGCGAACAAAGGTAGTCATGCTGGTTACGAGAGCTGGTTTTACAAGAACGTGACGCCATACGCATTTATGGTTTCTGCGATGCATCCGGACGATCGGAAGGAGCTATACATGAGACTCCAGACGTCCGACCAAGGGAAGCGCGAGCTGCAGATGCTGCGCCCGCAGCTTGAATTCATTCACCAACAAGGGCTTGACCGATAGTGGCCGCCTCTGATGCGCTGGAGATGCTGGATGCTGTCCAGCCACCCAGTGGGGCGAGCTCCTCATCCCCGGCAACACCGCCCGTGCCTGAAGCTCCGATGGGCGGCGCCGCGTCGGCCTTGGCCGATATGGACAAAACGCCGGAGCAGCTTCGCAGCGAAATGACGGCAAAGCCAGAGCAGTCGGGTAGCGGTATCGGACATGTGCTGAGCGAGGCCGGTAAGTTTGCATTCACAGCGGGAGCTCGCGGGCTCGGCGGCTTGGCCGAGTTTGCGCTGGACCCGCTGTCGCAAGTTCGCTCGTTGATTGATCCGCGCCTGGAGCGTCTGGAACAGAGCATTCGCCCTCACCCTGGCGAAGCAGCGGCCGATACGGCATTTGCCGCAACCCGCATCCCGGAGTATCAGCCGGGTGGCGCCTTAGATCGCATTGGGCTTTCGGCCGCTACGGGCGCCGCCGCTGGCGGCCCGTTTGGGCCTTGGGCAGCTCTTCTCGGCGGACTTGGCGGTTTTACGGGGCAGACCGGCAAGGAAGCGGCGACAACGAACGGAATGTCTCCGGAGAACAGCGAGCGGGTCGGGATTGCTGCCGGGCTCCTCCCCTCGGTTGCCGCGCCATTGGCGCGGGGACCAACCAACTACGTTGTCGGCAAGGGCAAGGAAACCCTCGGCCCGCTTCTGTCGAAACCGTACCGCGAGGGGCTTGTTGGCGAACAATTGCGCAGCGGCGCGTCTGATCTCGATGCCCTCAAATCGTCGCTAATGGTCGACCAGCCGGGACCGCTTACCCAGAGCCGTGTGCCTAACTCGCTGCCGACGACATTCCAAATCACCGGCGATATGGGGCTCGGTCAGCTAGAGCGCGGTGCGCGCACACGAGACGCGACACCGTTCCTGGAGCGCGCGGCCGAGCAAAACAAGGCGCGCGTCACTCAGGTTGAGGCGCTCGCTCCGGAGAACGCGGCGCCGAGTGCGGTGCGCGATTTGCTGAAGCAGCACCTAGAGAAGCTTGACACCGAAGGCGAGGCGAATATCCGCGCGGCACAGCAGAACGCGCAACAAGCGTTCGACCAAGCAGGCGGCACGTTATCGCCTGACCTGTACGGCTCATTGATGCGTGACCAGCTAGAGGGCGCGAAGGCGACGACAAAAGCCGCAGAATCAAAGCTGTGGCAAGCGATCGATCCTGAAGGCAAACTGACGATTAACGCTGCCCCGGTGCGCGATGCGGCGAGCAATATCCTTTCCGAGATACCGCGAACCGCAAAGCCGCCTGAAGGCGAGGAAGCGGCTGTCCTGCAATTGGCGCAGTCGGGCGAGACAATGCCGTTCTCCGATTTTGCTGCCTTGCGTGGTCGGCTATTAGGGGCGATCCGAGAAGAGCGCGTGAACGGTCAGACACCGGCATTGCGCCGCATGCAGATGTTGCGCTCGGCGATGGACGAAACCATTTCAAGTGCTGCGGATAATGCCGCCCAAGCCGACGCGGGATTGCTCGGCCGGATATCTGGCGAACTGAGTGATTTCGGAACAGCCACCCAAGCCCGGACTGCCTCCGGGGGATACGACGGCGCTGGCGCTTCAACCGTTTCCAGAGGAAATGCACCCGCAGCTCCTGGCCTATTTGGAGCAGCGGGCAATTCGAACTTCGGATCTGGAAATGCTGCGGGACGTTCGAGCGCATCGCGACCGCCTCCAAAACCACAGGATATCGTCGAGTTCCTAACCTCGCGCGGCGGTGTCCGCGATGATGGCGGTGAACTGCGCGCGATGGATACCAATCGCGTCAACGGTGGTTATGGCACCGGCGGCGTGGGCAAGGGCTCATTCGGCATTCTATCGCGCGAAAAGGGTCTGCCGCCTGACCATGCGCGCGAAATCGCGGAGGAAGCTGGGTATCTAAAGCCGGGATCGTCGATCAGTGATCTCTATGATGCGATCCATGATTCGGTCCGCGGCCGCCCGCATTATTCTGACGCGGACGCGGATATCGTCGCGAATTGGGATCACTACACGAAGACGGGGGAGGCGGCGCCATCGTTCGATCCTATCTCCCCGGCTAATTTCGATCAGGCCGCGGCCAGTCGCTACCGCGCCGCGGCGGGCGCTACCAAGGATCGCGCGCAGACATTCAACAATCAGATCGTCGGCCCCACGCTGCAGGAGCGCGGTAGCGAATACCGCATGCTCGAAAGCCGGGTGCCAGAGCATTTCCTGAATAAAGGGCCGGAAGGCGTTCAGGCGTTCCTTAGTGCCGGCGGCGACGTCGCGACAATCCGCGATGCGCTGGCTGCGGATCTTCGTCATAAGGCGATGGCGCCGGATGGCACTCTGGCCGTCTCGCGTTATCAATCCTGGCTGCGCGGTCGACAGAACACGCTACGGGCTTTCCCCGAGCTGGAGCAGACGCTCGGCAACGCAGCCAAGGCCCAGGATGCCGTAGACGCGGTGTCAGCGACATCGCGGGCAAAGCAGCTTGAATTTCAGAAAGGCGCCGCTCGGCATTTCCTGAACGCAGAACCCGAAAAGGCTGTGCAGGCAGCGCTGGCAAGCAAGAACCCGGTTGCCGATTTTCGCGAGCTGTCGCGTCTCGTGGGTGGCGATGCCGAGGCCAAGGCGGGCCTGCAACGCGCCGTCGCCGATCACATTGCGGATAAATATATCGGTAACACCGAGGCTGGGACATCTGGTGTTGGAACGATAAAGTCTGATGTGTTCCAGACCTTTATGACCCGCAACTCGCGCGCTCTTAGGCAGGTATTCTCGCCCGATCAAGTCAAGATGATGCACCGAGTCGCCGAGGATCTGCAGCAAGCGAACCGCTCGATCGCTAGCAGCAAAATCCCCGGGCAGTCAAACACGGCACAAGATCAGGCGCTACAAGGCGGGAAAGTATCAGTAATGCGGCAACATCTCGCGGAAGCGGCACTTAGCACTGGCGGCGGGATCTCGGGGTACCTGTTGGCGAGCAGCCTGGGCGTTCCACCCATGGTGGGCGCAGCGGTGGGTGCCGTCCCCGGTGTTGCCAAAGCTGCGATATCGAGCATGAAAGCGGCCGGCGTTGAGCGCACAAATCAGCTACTCGCTGAAGCTCTGCTTCATCCGGAGATTGCCAGAACTTTGCTGCTGAAGCCAAACCCGGCCAATCGTCCGTTTATTGCACGTAGTCTGCGCTCTGCGTTCGGGCGGATTGCAGCCGCGTCCGCGAGCCGCGAGGCGGCTGAGAAGTGGCCGACGACAACCGCTAAAAGCGCAAGCCAGCCTTAGTTAGCCTTATCCGACCGCGGGCGAAACTGGTTTCGCCCTGAAGCCGCCTCCGGGCGGTTCCCACGCCTGGAGGACAGCCCCTTGCGAAAATTCAGGGCCGCAGTCGCGGTCGCGCTCACGCTGCTTTTTTGCGGCACCGCTGTAGCGGAGACGTTCACCGATTTCCCGACGGTTATCAAAAACAAGCGCAACGCTACCGAACCGGAATTGGATAGTGGCTACGTGCCGCTGACCACCGGGGACGCCAAAGATACGCGCAAAATTCCTGCCGGCGAGATCACCCGCAACTCGGCGGTGCAGACACTAACCAACAAAAATATCAACTGCTTAGAAAACAACTGCACGAACTTCCCTGGCGGGACAGGCGGGGGTGGCGGGCCGGGTGGGACATTTACTCCACCAACCACCTGCACCGTTGAGGGTGAGCTTTATAACAACAGCGGAACATTAGCGATCTGCCACATCAGCGTCGCTGGCGGGGCCATCCTTCTTAATGGCGGCGGACATCTGGCGCTGAATGGCGGCGGCATCCTCTTGACTAATCCATAAAGGATAAGCTTTATGAACACGTTCACAAAGGGCGCCGGGGGCGCCTTTTTTGTTGCTAGCATCCTTTATGGAACCGCAGGGCAAGCGCGTGCGGATGCGCTTGCCCAGGAAATGACGCCGGCCACGTCGCCAATCCCGGCGTTGTCGTGCATCTATGTTTCAGAATGGGACGGCAGTGCGTTCGTCGATCGGTCGCGCTGTTCGGCCTGGGCCGCCTGGCTCGGCGCGGTGCCGCTGAACGGGGCTTTGGGGACGCCGACCAGCGGCTCGCTGCTCAACGTAACTGGGCTGCCGATTGTCGCCGGCACCACCGGAACCCTAACCGCGTTTCGCGGCGGCACCGGCCAAAGCAACTTTACCAATGGGCAATTGCTGATTGGTAACTCTGGCAATGGCGGTCTTGATAAGGCCACGCTGACCCCGGGGGCAAACGTAACCATCACCAATAGCCCTGGTGGTATTACGATTGCGGCTTCCGGGGGAACCGCCTCGCCAGCTGGGGCGAATGGCGATTTGCAAACCAATAACGGCGCCGGAAATTTGGGAGCATTGACCCCCGGCATCGGGATTGCAACGTGGCTTGCCACACCGTCGAGCGCTAACCTGCTGGCGGCGATGACGACCAAGACCGGCACCGGCAACTTGGTGTTCGGAACCGCGCCGAGCTTTGTTGCTCCGGCACTCGGCACGCCGGCATCGGCCAATTTGGCCAACGCAACCGGCCTGCCTCTTGCTACGGGCGTCACCGGCAACCTGTCGGTCAACAATCTCGCCGGTGGCACCAACGCGGATGCGGCGCATTATTGGCGGGGTGATGGCACCTGGGCGTTAGTATCAGGCGGCGGCGGTGGCAGCGCGCCCGGCGGCGCCAGCGGCGACTGGCAGACCAACAACGGCGCCGGCGGGTTCGGCTCATTTGTGCCAGGGGCCGGTGTCCAAACCTGG